CCTTCTTGTTTTAAATCAGATTCAACAATCACTTTTTTCAATGGTGATAAATATTCAATTGTCATATCATTTTCAATAGGTTGCAAATCACTTACAATTCTTTTTGTTACATTCTTTTTTGCATTACCAACAAATGTTCTACCATTTCCAACACTAAAAACTTGAAAATCAATTATTTCATTTTGACCATTTCCAAGCGCATTTTTAAAAACGCTTCGATCATAGTATTGCCCAGAAAAAACATCATCCAAATACAATGAATTTGGCACAACCCACCAATCACCAAATGCGTGAAATATCCTTGAATTGGATTTTCGCAAAATGTTTTCCAAAACTTCTTTGTTGTTTAGAAAATTTAATTTATCATCAATGTTTGAATATGTACTCCAAGGTCGTGCAGGAATATCCCCAATAAAATCGGATGTACCAGTCCATTGTATGTCACCCGCCCAATATAAATATCTTTCAACTGCGGTTGCATCTTTATTGAATTCTTGCAACATTTCTGAAACATAATACCACTCACCTAAATTTGCACCGCTTTCCAAAGGATTTACATATATATTAAATGCCCTTGAATCATTTACATCAAGCAATCCCAAGCCATCCAATGCGGTGATGGATATCTCATATGGAGTTGTTGAAAGCACTTCGGAATATGTATCCAAATAAAGAAAACCCTCCCAAAATATTTTCCAATCTCTTGTGGCATCATTGCTGAATATTTCATCAATACATTCAGGTGCTTCACAAACACCCGCATCCGTATCAAACTCCTCAACTCTATCTTGAAAGGCATTGCCTAATGTTCTATCATAATAAACTTGCACACGATATTCCTCCTCCGCACCTTTAAAAAAATCATCATAGGAAACATCATCAGTCACAAGCAAATTAATTGTACAACTCGATCCAATGATGGGTTGATAAAAATCATCATCACCCTCCCATTCTATTTGAACAGGATCACCCGTTCCAATCATTGGCAATACATCACCTAAATATCCATCTTGTAAGATTTCAACCTTTTTTCCATTGCCTAATAAATCCGAGAATTCCAATCTATATTTAACCCCGTATGCCATTTGTTTATTTTAATCGTGAGCGATTGCGTTCCGCACGTTGCAGCGCAACCACAAGATCTTGCCCTTGAATTCTAAATTCACCGCCAACATTTACTTGTTGTGTTTGTTTCCCGCCAATCATTGCCTCCAATTTATTTAATGGAGCAATCACCTCTGGATTTTGTTTTGCGCCCGTATATTCACCCATTACACCCAACGTTGTGCCTGAAACAATACCTCCATCAGCAAATGCAGGAATTTGACCAAACCCACTTGATACCGCTGCAACCGCTCCTGCAATCAATGCAGGTAACACAAATGCTGCCAATGGTCCTGCACCCAATGCGGTTTGTCCTGCGGATGTTACTGCTAAACCCATCGATTGCGCTAACAATGCAGACACATAAGTCATTGCACCTGATAAAAATGTTGAAAGGAATGCGCCAAACGCACTATTTGCCTCGCCCATTGATGCAGCAACATTTTGCCCTAATCCAACAAATGCATCCTCAACCGCTTGACCCATTGTTGCAAGCATATTGCCTGATTGTTCAGCGGTCAATCCAATATTTTCTAAAAATCCACGTATTGCTGCTGCCCTTTCCTCTGCCTTTGTGACTGTTTCCTCTGGTATTATATCGGTTCCCATTGCGCCAATAAACCCATGAGATGCCTGTAATGTAGAATCACCGCCACCAGCAGATGCACCACCACCACCCGATGTGCCTTTTGCGGGAGCAGCTGCACCACCGCCACCAACATCACCAATCAATCCCGTTACAAATCCCGAAACTTGATCTTTTACATTTGTGAGTGCGCCTTGAACTTGCTCAACAGTTTTCTTTTCAAGTGTTGATCCAACCGCATCGCTCATTGCATCAGTGAAATTATCACCAATTTCCTTTCCTGTATTTTTTACAATTTCAATAGATTCATCAAACCCATCTGATAAAATTTGCTTGAATGATCCTTTGAAACCCTTTTCGGAAAACTCCTTGATAAGTTTCCACATTGTTGAAAATGAATTGATAACCAACATCACTTGCGCCTTTGCAAATGAAAACACTGATTGAAATGCTGCCTTGAGGAAATATATAACCTTGCGAAGTGCCTCCGATCCATTATATAAATCCACAAATTGATTGTACAAACCAACCACAACAGGCAAAACTTCACCCCAATTTTTATATATGATAAAAGCAACACCCGCAATAGCAGCTGCAACCAATCCAACAGGTGAAAGCAACGCTCCCATCAATGTTGTAAGTGTGCCAACCAATGTAATGATTGTTGGCAATACAACTGCGAATGCACCCAATCCCAAAATAAGTTTTTGAGTGCCTCCATCTAAATCAAAAAATGCTTGAAATACGTTTTGAATAACCCTTGAAACATCTTCAAAAATTGGCAAAAATCCAGTGAGTAAAGTTGCGCCAAGTTGTGCGAATGATTCCTTTGATGAATTCATTGCCTTGCGCAATCTAAATTCAGCGGATTGAGCAGTTGCATCAAATGCGGTTTGTGTCATCCCCATTGTTGAGTTCATACGCTCAAATATGCCACGATTCACCTCAACACCTGATCCCAATAAATCCAACACCCCTTTCAATGCCCTAATGTTAGGGAATACAACTTGCGCTGCATCTGCATTGTCATCAAAAGAAGTTTTTAATGTGTTTAATGTAGCTAATAATCCTTCATCCTTGATTTGTTGCTTCAACCCTGCGGATGATAATCCCATTTCATTCAATGCATCCTCCGCTTGTTTTGTTGGTTTTAATAACCCTGAAAGTATTGCATTCAATTGAGTCGCACCACTTGCAGCATCCGTTCCCGTTCTACTCATTGCAGCAAATGCAGCACCAACTTCGTGGAATTGTACACCCATATTTGATGCAACTGGCAACACTGATCCCATTGCACCCGCCAAATCCTCTGATGATAATTTTCCTTCACGCACCGCAGCGGTCAAAACATCTGTTGCTTGTGATGCGCCAAGTGTATCCGATCCGTATGCGTTCATTGCGGAGGTTGCCAAATCTGCAATCGTTGCGGTTTCACCCAATCCAACTGCGGATGCTTTCAATGATGCCTCCAATGTTTGCATTGCCTCATCACCACGCAATCCCGCAGATGTTATGAAAAACAATGCTTCAGCTGCCTTTGATGATGAAACACCAAATTCCTTTGCCATTGTTTTGGCTTTTGCACCCATTGCATCAACCTCATCACCTGCGATTCCTACAAGCGATTTGACCTTTGTCATTGACTTATCAAAATCCGTTGCCATTTTGATTGCAGCACCACCCGCCAATGCTAATGGTAATGCCAATCTTGTTTGAAGTGATTTGCCAACTGCGGTTGTGCTTTTACCAAATGATTTCAACCGCCCTGATGCAGTTTTGAGTGTTGCATTCAGTTTGGATGCATCACCCAATAAAGTAACTTTCAATTGATTATTTGCCATCCGTAGAATTTAAATGTAAAAATACAAAAATCCTACATCTTTAATTTTTTGTTGAATGTAGATGATTTGACCTTTTCCATAAACGAATCATATTCCTTCTTTGTGGATTTTGGTCGCTCCTTTTCCATTTTGGCATATATATCTTGAGGCAATGAAAACAACTTTTCAGGATCAATCATTTGTGAACGTTTTTGCGCATTCACATTGTACACCATTGCTGCCAAGTATCGGATGCGTTCCCACTCCTTATTGTTGGCAATGTAATATGATTCACCCAAAAGGTGATTTTCCTTCCAAGTATATTTCCAAAATTTTTCAGGTTCAATCCCTACTTGACCGATGAAATAATCCATCAAATCATCCCAAGTGAGTTTTTCGGGAGTTAGGGTTGCGTTTTTTTTTCCGTAGATTTTACCACGTTACGCTTAACACCTTGATTCAAATCATTGCCAAGCACTCTGGATTCCATCATTGCATTCACAATGTCCTCAAGTTTTTCCGCCTCCAGATCCTCAAGCCATATTCCAACTTTGAATTCATTGTAATCAATTTCATTCCCCTCCTCTTGATCATTAGCAAGGATTGCGGAATAAATAAGCGCACGAATTGTTCCAAGTGAAATTCCTTCACCAAATATGTCACCAATCTTATCAAGCGAAATGCCTAATGAATCAGTGAAGTTTGCCCAAAAGTTCATTGAAAAATGCAACTTGCGAGTTTTCCCGCCAAGTTTAATGGAATAGTATCCCCGTTGTTTGTTTGCCATAGTAAGAAAATAAAAAGCGCAACTCCCTCAAATTGCGCTTGTTTTTTTTAGTTATCAGATGCAGTAATAGTTCCAGTCAATGTGATTGAACCAGAATAAGAAACTGGTGATTCCATTTCCGCACTTTGCTCAAGTGATGAAATAAAACCTTCCGCAGTGAAAATACGATCACCCGAAACTTCAGTTCCAAATACACAAGTCAATTGTGTACGTGCCAAAAGAAAATCAGCAAGTTCAGTCACGTTTGATGTATCATCATAGGTAACTAAACCATCAAATGAAATTTCACCACTCATCACACCTGCGATAACTTCTTGAAACCCGTTTGAATCTTTTGTTGTTGCCTCTGGCAAGTCAGTTGATAATGTTAATGAGCAAGATGTTGTATGCCCAAGATTTGTGCCTTCTACTGAAAGCACTAAATTTGTTCCGTTAAATACACCCGTTGTTGGCATAGCTTTTTAATTTTTTAATTCTATACAAATATACTTAATTTTTTTAATTCAAAACCATTAACCCAGTGAGTGAAATTCCCACTGAAAATGAAACTGAATTTTCTACTTCTGCAATTTGCTCAACTGATTCAACAAACCCCTCACCATTATAAATTATTTCTGAATTGATGGAATCTTGAAAATAAAACTCCGCCTTTTGCCTTGTTAGCATCATTGTTGAAAGTTGCTCAAAGTTTAATGTATCGGAATAATCAACCAATCCATCAACTGCAATTTCACCTGAACGAACCCCTGCAATCACTTCTTTAAAACCATTTGAATCCTTTGTGGTTGATTCGGGCAAATCTACATTCAACGAAATAACAGTGGATGTGGAGTGACCAAGCACTTGTTTCTCATCCTCAAAGGCATCACGAACACAATTGATTGATTCCATAGTACCATCATCCGCACCAACCCTTTCAGCAAACAATGCCACTTTGGGATCAATGTCGCTTTTATATAGCAAAAAACTTGATCCGTTAATTAAACCCATTTTCTATCCATTAAAACTCCATCCTGCAAAGGTATGAACTCCATTATCACCCTCCTCAAGTGTTATTTCTTTGGATGCCCAACCATAGGGGAATTGAATTTCAGTTTCCGCAGGTGTTATAATATTACCCTCATCATCCAAAACCGCTGCTTGTGTTTCAACAGTTATTTCAGATGCCTTCCATAAAACATCAACGGAATAATTTTCCGCCAATACCACTTCGGTTTCAATATTACCTTCATCATCATAAACTGGTTGCTCAACAATTGGATGTGCCAATTTTACGATCGTGTGATTGTGCGAAGGGTGCTCGTTGCCTTCCTCATCTTCTGTATGTGGTAAAGCAGCTATTCTTGTTTCTGCCAAATCTTGGCTTTCGAATTCATA